CTGTAATTGCTTCTGTTTCTTTTGTTGTGAATGTTGCAGTACCAGCTACATCTTTGTATGTTGCATCATCTACCCAGACAGAACTTGTCTTAGTTAATTTAGATATATCTGCACCGAAAGATGCTTTCATATCTGGTAATGATTTCCCTGAATATGTGGTGTGAAACACAATACCTATCTTTGACTTATTCATAATTTTACCTAACTTAGAATCTACTGGAACTGCATATACGATTGTATTAGGTTGAAATGTAAGATACTTTGTTCCATCTATTGTTTCTGTTTCAATATCATCTGTGTACATCAAGTCACCTTGCAATACATTCTTGATACCTAACTTTGATAATTCTGCAAGTGCAACCTTAAACTTTGAGTTTAGTGTGCCAGTCAAATCTGCATCTATCTCTGCATCTGATTTATACAGTTTAGGATTAACATTGAATACTGACTTCTTTGCGACAAAGAATTTACCATCTGAAGGGTCAATACCTGTAAAGATAGCAGGAGCTCCGTCCCACTTTACAGTCATACTCACTGAAGACCTTGCACTACCAGACAACATATCTCTTAGTGAACGCAGAAAGTTGATTGCAGCTCTACCACCATCAACACCATGATTGATTATCTCATCTTCAATGTGTTCTAGGTGTAAGTTCTTACCAGCCTTACTTTCGTTTAATATGTCTGTAAATCTTAACATTATTTGTACACCACATGAGGTGCAGCTTCATCTGATGCAGATAAAGAATAAGCTGCAATATTATCACATATTTTATTTGCTGTCATTTTATTACCTTCTAGTTGTGCAACATAAAACATTCCTCTAAACTTAGAAAATCTCCAATCTGCACCACTTACTCTACCAATTCTTTTTGCACTTGCTTGTTGAATAAATTTATCTTTATCCATTGCACTCTTACCAACCAATCCAACATACATTTGATAAAGTTCATCTAAAAATGTAGGAGTTGGTTTTGTCGCAAGTGTTTTTAATTGTTGATTAGTATATGGGAATTTTGTTACTGTGCTATTTTTAATCATTATGGATTCTAATATACCACCACCTATCTTACCAGCTGATGCTGTCCTTCCCTTTACTTCACCTTGCCAACCTTTTACTTCATCAAAAGTTCTTATTTGCATTTTTATTTTATCCAAGTAAATATAAAAATCTTTTGAACTAAAGAAGTTCTTCTGTTTGTCATATCCACCATACTTAACTGGTCTACGAACAAATCCAGTTATATTTTTTTCCTCTGCCTTCACAGAACCTTTTGCTTTTTTAAGTGATATACCCACTAAATCTTTTTTGTCATACAATTCTTTCAGTTCGTTTGTCCACTCACCTAAAGTTGAGTATTGACTAAAATCAAATATTACACCAGACTTTACTGCCCATATATCAGCAGGACTCCATTTATTAATATTTGAAAATGGTTTTGGTTTCTCTGCTTTATTTAATTCCTTAAATTTTTCTTCTATCTCTTTTACAAAACCAGAACCTCTGTGAAATATATATTTACCAGTTCCTAAATCTTTTTTTAATTGATTACCGATAAGAATACTTGACTCTATCCAATCCTCTGATAATGACTCTGAAATCTTTGAAAGTTGTATGTCCACATCAAAAGATGTGTTGTAATTTCCATATTCCTCACCACTTATAGAATCACCTATATTTAGTTTTGCACCATTGAATATTGCAGCTGCGTAGATACACTGGGCACATTCTGTAATTGCAGTATTTTCTGCACCACCACCAGAGCCTTTTCCCCCACCGAACATATCGGTTTTTAATATATCGTTTAGTTTTATTTGTTGTCCATTATCTGTAGTAAATATAGGTTTATATCTTTTTTTATCTGTAAACGCAGATATTAAATCACCACTTTCTAGTGCAACTTTATCTGTATTAGATATCCAATTAAGAGAAGTTTTACCTTTAGTTGTTTCAACTTTAGTTTGCTTGTTTATGACATCTATTAAAATATGTAATCTAGGTTTACCACCACGAATTTTTTGTAGTTCACCAATATCTAAACCCTTTGCTTCCATGATATTTTGGATAACATCTACATAGTTGACTTTATTTTCTTGTATTGGATTTAGTTGGCGAACAAACCTATTCAACGACATTTCCAAGCTCCCATTAGTACAAAATTGTTTTATACTATTTATTCTTTTAGAAAGTCAGGGAAATCGTGTTGTCCAAAGGTAGGTGTCTTGTTTTGGAACTTTGCAATACTCTCTGCATCAGCTCTTGTTTCACACCTAGTGATTACTTTTCTAGTCTTACTTTCCATTACGGTGTAAGGTCTTTCTACATCTTGATTGTCTTGACTAACATAGTAGTTAGACCTTGAGTTTCGAAAATCTTTCATATTTTTTATCTTTCGTGTCTTTCCCAAAAGATGGTTCATCAAATTCTCTATTAAGTTTTTCTTGTCCATTGTCGACTATCCCTTCCTGTGCTTGTGATTCAACATCATATAATCGCATCTTACTTCTATCCACACCCACAACAAATCGTTTGTTCATGCTGGGGTCGTTATATCTGTTCTTCAACTGTTTAACTTGCATTTGTCCTATTTGTTCTAATGCTTCTGTGGATATAAGTGCAAACATAAGGTCAGCTGTAGCAGGTAAACCGAAACTCTCAGAAGTATCCTCCAGTCCTATATCACTAGATACAAAACCTGTTCTGGTTGTTTGAGTTGCAGACATGAATGGAACATTGGTTTCCACTGCAAGTCCACGAAGTTCTTCTGCAATCGACTTTATGATTGTATACGAATTGATATTTGCACCACCTTTAAATCGACTTGATGCACAAATATTGAGATAGTCAATAAACACTATATCTGGTTTGAATGACTTTTTAATAGCTAGTTCTTTGATTAACCCTCTAAAGTGTCCACTATGTGCAGACGCAGTTGGGTATTCTTTTATTATTAGTTTACCACTTGTCTTTTTTCTTATCTGTGTAAGTTTATCATTAAACATCATCTTCGGTAATTGTGGTAAGTTTTGAATTTCTACATTCATTAGGTTTGCGTCTATTCTTTCTGCAATCTTTTCTTCTGCCATCTCCATTGTGATATACAGAACATTCTTTCCTTGTGCAAGACAACTAGACGCAACATGACACATAAACAAACTCTTACCTACACCAGTTCCAGCCAGTGCAATGTTTAGTGTCTTCGGTGGTAACCCACCTTTTGTTATCTTATTAAAAAATTCTAAATCAAACGGTATCTTCTCCTCTTTTTTGTGATAGTAGTCGTATCTTTCTTGACCATCTAATAAGTAATCGTGTCCAACACTATTGTCAAATGAAACACCAAGTGCTTCTGTCAATATATCTGGTATTGCATCTGGTGTTCTCTTCTTATCTTTACCATCAATAATCTCAACACCTTCTACGATTGCATTGTAGATAGCCTTATCTTTACAAAACTTTTCTGTTGTTTCTAATAACCACTCTAAGTCTACATCAGTAGAATCTAAACTTGTGATAAGTTTTACAATCTTACTGTGGTCATCTTGGTTTAAATCTTTTCTATTTTCTACTTCTATTTCTAGTGCAGTTTTGGTAGGTATCTTTTTATATCTGTCAACAAACTTTTGTATCTCTTCGAATACAATTCTTTCTTCTCTTACTTTAAAATAATCACCTTTAAGAAATGGGATTACTTTCCTTGCGTAATCCTCGTTTGTAATTAAGTTACTTAGAGCTGTTCTTTCTATCGACTGATTCATTTTTTGTTTGTTCCTCTATTACTTCTACTAGGATATCTCCTATTAGTGTGAAAAAATCATCACCAAATTGTTCTCTTTGTATCCCATTGTTATCCACTATATCGTATTGAAACTGAAGTGGTTTAGTTCCATCTGGATTTTCTTCACCAAATCCTACCTTACCATATTTGTATACTACGCCAGCAAATTTACCATCTTTGATACCTATCAAAGTTTGGTCTTGTTCTTTCGTAGTTACATATACAAATTTATCTCGAATACTCATACTTTTTTTACTGCGTAATCTATTGCGAATCTTTTCTTATCTGTCAATACATCTTGAGCACAATGCACTTTATTAGAATCAAATATAACGAAACTTGTAGGCTTCAGTAAGTGTAATTTATTATCGTGCATAAATCCACCACCCATTGTTTCACTATTCCAATCACTATTTAACAATCCTAGAATTTTGACTGTATCCTTATCCCAAGTGTCTGTGTGTGGGTCATCTATACCTTTACCCTTAACAGATATACCACAGAACTTAACCTCTGGTTGAAAGTATTTGTATCCACCAGAATCATAGATTTGTAATAATAAACCCATAGCCATACCAGCAAGAGATGTATCTTGATTGTCAGGCACTAAACTTATCTTTGCAAACCTATCTTCAAATGGTTTACCCTCTGGATATTTAAAGTTCCACTTATCACTTCTCTGTGATAATAACATCAAAGAGTCTAGATAAGATTTTGAACAACAATTATTAATCGTGTGCAACATAATGTAAATAACTCCCTACAATATATTTTGGTTTTTCTATTGGTTTTAACCCAGAGTGTAGATGTGTCCACAACGGTGGGAATATTAATATACTACCCTTTTTACAAGGACTTGTCAAGTTTATTCTATCAAAATGTGTGCCACCACTAATATTATCATTTAGATAAACAAAGAATACTAAAAACCTTGTGCTTGTATTTTTATCCACTACATCAACATGAGGCCCAAACTGGTCATATCCATCAGGCATATATTTTTTTAATCGTATATCTTCTAGTGCATACTTTTGTGGAAACTCTGTGGTGATACCTACATCATTTGTGTATTTTTTAGTGTGTGATAAAAATATATTTACAAGTTCATCTTGTTCTTGTTTCCAACCACAAGCTCTAAAGTTGACTTGAGAGAAATGCATCTCTCCCATATCATGTCTTTCTTTATTACTATCTGGTGTCGATTCAAACTTACTAATTAATCTATCACAAAGTTCATTACTAAATGCATTTTCGTATACACGAATATAATTATCCATACTTAAATTCTTTACCTACAGCTTCTTCTATTTGTTTCATTATATCTTCTGTAAAGTATTTTTCTGGTTCATTCATAATAGACTTACCATATTGTTTTGTTCCATCTGGTAATTCATATCGTGTTGATACTTTCTTAAATATATTATACTTCTCTGCAATATCTAACAATCCATAGTATTTGTCAAGACCTTTTTGATAAGTTAATCTTACATCAACCATTTTATTTTCTATGGTCAATCTTGATTTGTGATTCTTACAATGAACAATATTACCAACTACTTCTGTCCCATCTTTTTCTTTTTTCTTTGATAAGAATACAATAGATGAAGCTGCATACTTTAATCCAGAACCACCACCCATTTCTTTTGTTGGAAACATAGAACCCATACTGTCGTAAGTATGATTCGTTACAACCATAGGAACTTTTGCTTTACCTAGTT